ACATCACCTGCTTTTACTTTTTCTTTGTTAGCTATTGTATCTTGTAAAATTAAATATTTCATTTTTCCACCTTTTGTAAGATGGGTGGAAATTAATCCACCCATTTTGTTTGTACCAAGTACCATTAACTTCCAGCACAGAATGAAACTGCGTGTCTCACAGCTACATCGACTGATTGTAAAGCTACTATTCTAACTGTACCTGAACTTGAATTACTATAAGGGTCCACTACCAAGTCAAGCCCCCCAAACATTCCTACAAGTAAGTCATTAAAGTTACCAAATACATAATTGTTTGCAGTTAATTGAGGTGAAACAACGACTTTATAGCCATTGATTTCATCATTAACAGCTACAAATTGTGCTGTATTGGTTGCTTTTTCAGTAGTTTTTAATGTGCCATAGTTAGTTGGATGCACTATGTAAGCTAAGTCGCCAAGTAAAGCATTATCAACTCTTACAGCAGTTTCCATTGAAACCATTTCTGCAAATGTTGGAGCAGCAGCACTTGAAAGTGATACTGTATTAATGCCTGAAGTATTAGTAATACCTGTTGGATTACCTGAACTTCCTGAACCCTCTAAAGCTGCATCATCAATAGCAATAGCCATAGATTGTGCTAAGTCATTTCTAATTAAGTTTTCAACATCAATAGATGATTGAATCATTAATTGTCTTGTAACATCAGTAAATGCACCTAAAGTTTTTGGTGACATACTTACTGAACCAACAGTAAATTCTGATTCACCAGCAGCACCACCCTCTGAACTAATAAATGCAGCAGTTGAAGCAGCAGTTTTTCTTGGGATTTTTACATCGCCACTTAGTCCATTAAGCATAGTTGCCATAGGCATTACAGCAGAGTTATTTCTTAGAACATCTATGAAATCACCAGCTCTGTAATCTTGTCCAATAAGATTTGAGTCATCAGAAGCGTTTAAATCTCTCTGATTCCAGTTTCTTAAAACTTCATCAGGAAGCATTACGCCTTGTGCTGTTTTCCCATAAGCTCTTTGAGCTGCTTCTGAACATTCAAATTCAAATTTTGCAGCTTCTTGTGCTTTTCTATCTGTAGGATTAGCCATAGCGTTAATAGCTCTCATTATGCTAAATCTTTTAGTTTCTTTTTCTGTTAAACCAATTTCTGTAGGAGTTTCTAAAGAAACATCATTAGAAATATTTTCTAATAATTCTCCTCTAAATTCTTCAACAGAAACACCATCTTTAATAGCTTGATTAGCTAAATCTCTTTTATTGTGTCTTACGCCAAGATCAATAATTTCTTTTGAGTTCTTTTGAAATTCTTTTCTTGCTTCATCAACACTTTGTGATCTAACTTCATCAAGATTAATTTCTTTTTTCTCGTCCATTATTTCCACCTTTGTTGTGTTTAAAGTTTGTTTATCTTCAGAACGACCAACTCCGACTAATCTACTAGCATCTGCTGGAATACTTACAGAACTAATTTCCATAGGCGTCCAACTTGCACGATAATAAGTTTCATCGTCTTTGTTATATCGTTCCATCTTATCTACTCTGTAGCCAACTGATATATTCATACGAATACCATCAACTACATCTCTAAAAACTTCTTCAGCAAGAGCAGATTTTCCAAATCTGACTACAGCTATTGTCCTTTTAGCTGTCTGATCTAGTTTAAATTCTTCTATTACACCAATTTGCTGTTTCATATCATGATCTAGCAATAATGGTGCTCTACCTGATTGCATAAACTCCATGTTTATATTTTCAGGTGCGTGTCCTAGAACTTCCATTCCAAAACTACGTTCTACTGGTTCTTCAGAAGATACACCAACTCGAACCAACCTTTTCTCTTCATCCACAAATTCAGACCTAGATAAATCAATAGTTCTATAGCTAGTTTTTAAACTAACAACATTTCTATTTTTATCTTCATCTTCTTCATTGTGATAAGGTCTAGCTGATTCCATTTCCTTATCTTCTTCTTCAACCACTTCTTCTTTATCCTCATGATGTTTTGCAAACTCAATGATAACAGTATCATCAGTTTCATTCACATTAAGGATATGTCTATCTTCTTTATCTTTCATAGCTTTTTCCTCTTTCGATGATAAAGGATGTGATTCAGGAAGCAAATCAGTATCATGCTTCCCACCTTGATATCTTCCATTTCGCAAAGCGAATAGAAAGCTGTTTACTCTAGCGTATGCCCATTGTTCAGGTGAGCTTACATTAGGTCTTACTGAAGCTGGATTAGTTTTATAAGCACCAATCCCTCTTTCAAAAACTGTTAGTAATGTTCTGTATGTTGTTCTTTTAGAAGCAGCATTATTCACTTCTTCATTATGTTCTTCTACCTTTTCTCTTAATCCTTTTTCAACAGCATCAGAAACTTGTCTATCCTGTTGAGCCTGACTTGCTGATCCTGATTCTTTACCCTCTTTATATTTTATAGCTTCAAGCACAACATCCTTCATTCTTTGTTCGCCTAAATTACCGATAACACCCCACTTCATTTGTGCTATCACTCCTGCAATATTAGATGGTCTAGCTGGTTTATCACCTGACTTAAATTGTGAACCATCGTCAAAATGTCTTGCAGCCCAAGCTTCTCTTTCCTTTATCCACTTAATAACACCATCAGTTTCTTCACCTGCTCTTGCCTTAGTCCATAAATTAAATGCTTCATTACCTCTTATGTTGCCACCAGCTTTGTAAATATCATTATCATTTTCTTTTACACCAGCTATGAAGTCATAATCAAATTGTGGATATTGTGAATTTCTTAGTGATATTTTTTTATCATCACCTTGTGTTGGGAAGTTAGTCGCCATCTTCTTCGCCACCTTGTATATTAGCTTCAACTGGTAGCTTAGTTCCAAATGGTTGATATGCTATTTCTATACCATATTGTTTTGCTAACTCAACTTCTTTTTGATGTTGTTCAAAAAGTTCTTCAACATCTCTACCATAAGCAGCACTTATATCAGCATAAGTAATAGTTCCATTTTGTAAACCTAATATATTTGATTGCATTTCTTTTAAAGGATCAATCCAAGCAAAACTTCTAGGTATATAACTTACAGCTCTAGCAAATTTGTCATACTTTGCTATAGGTAAGTTTATATAACCTGTAGATATAGCCATCTCTAACCATGACTTAAATATAGGGTTTATAAAATGCTCTATTACAAACTGTTGATACATTTGATACATAGACCTATCTTCTAAAGCACCTTGTCTGATGCTTGAATAATTTACAGAAGTTAAATCATTACTTAGTGCGTGATATGAAATATTAAGACCTGATGCAATACTTCTTAATACGCTAGTTGTAAATGGTTCAAATGCAGATGTTGGATGTGTAGGATCAAAACTTTCAAATGACATACCTGCTGGTAACTGCTCAAACACCCCTGCTTGTGCGTTCATTGTCGGATTGAATGTATCTTCCATTTCACCATCTCCGATGTAACCATCGCCATCAGGTGAAGTTATAAAGCCCATTTTAGAAGCACCGACTCTAGCAGCTACTATCTCTGCTTCATAATATCCATTTAACATTTTCATATTAGCTATGATTGGTGCAATAAATGAAACACCTCTTGTTTGTTCTGCTCTTTGTGGTAAGTAAGCGTGTATTATTTCATCTGCTGGAACTCTTATGTATTCTTGTTGTGGTTTAGGATAAGTGTTATCGTATGGATGTTTTTTAAATAAATGATAAGCAACTGGTTTACCACCCTTATCAAGCTCAACACCCATCTTAATACTATTACCATTTTTTAATCTAGTTTCATTTTTGTTTTCATCTAAATGATCTGCTTCAATAAATGAAATTTTAAAACCAAATGATGAACTGCTATCTTTGACTTTTCTTACTAAGACTTCCCCATCTCTACATAGCGTTTCAATAAATATTTTTTGACAATCTAAAAATGTAAGTCTTTCATTTACAGTACAATTTCCTAACTGACACCATTCTTTCCACGATCTTTCTATAAGCAGGTTAGCTCCAATATCTAATGATTGATCATCATTTCTTGCTTTGGAGCTAACTCTTACGCCCTGCTTTCCGATCACATTAGACACCATCAGGTTTAAGTATCTTGCAATAAATGGATCGTTCCTTGCTAAATCCCTTGATCTATCCCTTAATAATCTTATGTTATCTTTTATTTCAGCATCAGCAGACGTAGAGCTAGTTATAAAATCAGCGAATAACCTACCTGTATTTGCACCTGTATAACTTCTTTTGAATTTTCTTTTAGGTTTTTTATTACCACCGAATATGTTGTTATACCAAGCCATTATGTGTAATCAGTTACATTGAGTGTTTGAGTTGATCCAAAGTTTACTTTTACAGTATTACCTGAACCTTGTTTGTTTCTTATTCTTGCAAGTTTAATTTCTTTTAAGTATTCAGCTTTATACCTATCTCTGAATGTTAAAAGTTCATCTATAGACATTCTTGATAAAGACCTACCAGCTATAGACATTGAAGATTGATCCATACTGGCACGATTCTCAATAACTGCTTCAATCGCATCAAGAACTATTTTTGCGTGACTTCTTAAATCAGCATTTGTATTAGCTAAATTTTCAGTAATAGTTGTTCTACCTGAATCAACCATAATTCTATTAGAATCAGAAGATTTAGTTATGTATGCTTCCCAAATATAATCACCTATTGTGTAACTGGTAGTGCTAGATGATGCAGCTTCTATGTAATAAGTATCATCTGCTTCAGTAGCAGTTAGTGTGAATTTTTTTGTACCACCACCACCAGCATCTAAATGAAACTCATATGTTAATGCATATGCACTTACAGGATAATCACTTGCAAGATCATCCCTACGCCATGCCCAATAATCTCCAAGCACAAGCGTACTAGGTTCTTTAGTAGTGTAATTTGCTCTATCAAATGCGTTAGACAAGTAAAAACCTCTCTTTTTATAGATTAATCTACTACTAACACTAAGGTTCTTTAGTATATTGTCAACATTTCAGGTGCAAATTGTTACTATTTCCAAGAAGTAGCAAAATTGTTTCTGTTTATGCCTTTTCTTTGCTTTTTTTGTGTATTTTGTTGACTATTGTTGTCTTGTATCAATATTTTTTGTTCAATTACGTCATAATTAGGATTTAAGATATAAATAGCTGCAAAGTTATAGACTAAAGTATCTAATGCTTCATTTCTTGGTCTTATTTGTTTCCAAACCAAAGACTTCTTACCTCTGAGCCATTTTGTTACTCTTTTTTCTGCTGTTAGTTGTTTAAAATATTCTTCATCAAGATCAGAACAAAAATGTAGTGTAGTAGATTCAGGTTCAGTAGATAACCTAGCAAATATAGCTTCTTTTGCAGTATCAGTTCCAACACCATATAAAACAGCTTTATTCTTACCTACAAATGTTGGTCTATTTACTATTGGTTTACCAGCTTGTGATAAACCCTTGATTGCAAATATTCTTCTAGCTTGTCTTGGTTTAGTAAATTCGTAAACTTGATTTGTATGATGTCCACCTGAATCTATACAAGCACATGATATAGGTATTATTCTATTTGTTTCAGTCTTAAATCTTTTCTTTAAGTAAACATCTAAATCTTGCCATACCTGAAAAGCATTAGGATCACCCCAAAATATCTTATAGTCTATAACCCAAGCTTCATAATTTTTTCCGAATCCTACAGTTTGACATTCCAATCGATCTTTTTGTGTATCAATTCCTGCTGTTATAACTAAAACATCCTCAGGAACAGTGGTTTTATCGTAAGATAATCTTCTTTGTAATAAAGTTTCATACTCTACTGCATCTCCTTGTTCTTCCCACGATTCGCCTAATGCAGTATTTATAAATGTCTTTAAAGTTTCAGGATTCTTTTTAGCTTCAATGAAGTTAGTTGCCATTTGCGACCAAGTTGACCAAACTGAATACAATTCTGAAATATGAAATCCTGCTGTATTACTTGTTTTATTACTAGCTCTCCATTCACCATTCTTAAGCATCCATTGTTTTTTTGATTCTTCAATAACTGATCCACATTCCTCACAAGCATATGATGCTGTTTCAGGTTTATCTTCTTCCCAAACAACATTCTTCCATATTAATACTTGTTTATGCTCACATTCAGGACAAGGAACATAGTAGTATCTTTTATCAGATTCTTCAAAAGCAGCTTCTATAGCAGATAATCCTTTAACTGTTGGAGTAGAACACATAAATATTTTGCGATTCCAAAATGTTTTAGTTCTAGCTATTGCAAGAGCAATAGGTGAACCCTCAGAACCAGCACTAAGTTCATATCTATCAACTTCATCCATTAACAAAATTCTAATTGGTCTTGATGCCAAACCTGAAGCTGAATTAGAACCAACAATAGTTAAATGACCACCTGCAAACTTTTTGTGCATAGTAGTATTGTTTGCATCTCTACTCCTTGCATCTTTTACACACCCTCTTAACTTTTCACTATCCCTAATCATAGCTGAAAGCCTATCTTTACTAAATGCTTGTCCCATTTGAAGTGTTGGTTGCACAATTAATATAGGTGAAGCATCTTGATCTATGTAATAGCCTATTGCGTTTAGTATTATCTCAGTCTTACCAACTTGCGAAGAAGTCATTACAACTATTCTTTCAATGTTAGAATCATTAAAAGTGTCCATTATCTCTCGTTGATACTCTGCTCTGCTAGTGTTCCATTGTCCAGCTTCAGCAGATGATTCAGGTGATAACTTCCTGTAGCGATCTGACCACTCTGATAACTTTAAATCAGGCGGTGGTTTAAATGTCTGATGCGTGTTTTTCAACACGATCTGCATATTGTGTAGGTATTCCATTGTCTGCTAATTCATTTAATGCATCATAGATGCAATCTTTTAGTAATTTTTCTGCTTCTGCATAGTTTTCAGTCGCAATCATCTGATGTGCAAGTCTTGATGGTATGCCAAGTAACTTTGCTCTAACATTTGCAACAAAATCAGTCCATGTATCTTGTACTAATGGTGCTGGTATTAGCTTTCCTTCTAATTCTGACACTTCAAGTTCTGCTTTATCAGCTTGTGCCTTAGTTAAGCGTGTTTTTTCTTCTGCTATATCACCTGAACCACTTTTTTTGTGATAACCAGCTAATTTTCTTAGATAACTGATATAACTATGCCTACAAACGTCAATATTCAATGGTGATCTACCCTTTTTTGATGGTAGTACACCCTTTGTAATCAATTCAGAGATACTTTTTGTTGATAAGTCTAAATGTTCTGCTACATCTTTTTGTGTTGCCATAACCTAACAATTACCTAAATATATATAGCCTGTCGCTAAAAAAAAACTGT